ATCCCGCCTTGCGTCTGATCGGCGGGAGCAAACACCGCGACCGACCCTGACGGTTCCAACGCATCGCGGATCGTCATGTTCAGCGGGTATTCAGTCTTCGTCAGCCACCGTGTCCCGTCGTAGTAGCACTCCAGCCCGAGGTCGGTGCGGAAGAACTGCTGACCTGTAGTTGGCGAGCCGGGGAACGACGTACCAGAAGGGGTGCCACTGCCGCCCGTAGCCGTCAGTGCTCCGGCAGATAGAGTCAAGCCGGACCCGATCGTTATCTCTTCTACCGCCCCAGTTGATGCAGTCGTGCGCCCGAGCATCCGCGCCGTATTCATCGTATAGCCGGATGCCGTAATGGATCCGCTACCACCGCCCGCAGGCGTGCCGAACGTCGGTGCGCCGGCGGTGCTGATGCCGCTCACGAACTGGCCCGCGGTGCCGGTAGCCGCCAGGATGCCGCCCAGGGTAGACGCCGCCGGTGTCGGCAGCCTGGCCGCGGGCAGGATGCCGGTCGTCAGGTCCGACGCACTGCCCGACGTCGCTACGCTGGCCAGCACGGGTTTGCTCAGGATGTCGGCGTACTGGCCCGAATAGCCAACCGCGGAAATCGCCGCCGCGCTGGCCACGCCCGACACATCGCCCGCGGTCAGCGCCAGCCAGGACACGAATGACGATTTGGCCACGTCAGCCGGGTCCGCGCTTGATCCGGTGATGTTGGCCTTGACCGTGTTCGCCGCCATCTTCGCCAGCGACGCATTGATCAGCCCGTTGACGGCCGACGGCATCAGAAAAACCTGCTTGGTCCCGGCCGAAAAATTCACCAGTGTCCCGCCGCTGGACGATGCCTTGACTGTGTTGCGTGTCAATACCGTCGAAGACACCAGCGTGCAGGTCGAGACTTCCCACTCGGCGCCGCCGGAATCGATGCAGAAGTCGTGCGAATCGCCCACCGCCAGGCTGGATATGACCGACCGGAAACCGATCACGGCACCGGTCAGCGTCACATTGCCGGAACCGACGACCTCAGTCGTCTCCTTGATCCGGTCTGCGGCCTTGAGTGCCATGTCAGTCCTTCCCCTTCGCGTCCTCGGCCGGCGCCGGTTCGTCGGCCGGCGCTGGTGCGGGTGCCGCTGGCACACCGCAAGCAAAGGCCGGAACGAACAGGTCCAACTCCTCGGCCAGAATTTCCTCGTCGGCGATTTCCTGCCACAGCTCGCGAATGTCGACGCCTTCATCGGCCAGCACTCGCGTGTGACTGGTGATCTTGGCGAACAGCGCGTCGGTGTTGGCCTTCACGTCCTTCGACGGATCCACCCATTGCCAGCGCCGGCCGTTGAATACCGGCTTGTTGTAGATCGCGTACTTTTCCGCCGGCAGCGCCGAGCCCTTTTTCAGCGTGATCCTGCCGTTGAGCAGCGCGTACTTCAGCCAGTTCGAATAGACCTGGTTCTTGAATGACAGCACATAGAAACCCTGGATGGTCATCCATGCATCGCGCTCCTCGAGCGTGCCGGCACGGGTGCTGGAAAAGTTGACGCCCTCGAGATCGCTCGACAGCGTGTGATAGGCCACGTTGATGCCCGATGCGATGTTGCGCAGCATCGCCTTCATGAACGATTCCACCATCTCGTTCGGATAGTCCGGATCGAATGGCTTGAAGTCGTACCCATTCGGCAGCGTCCCGAACTTGCCCGGCTCGACATCGGTGTAGAGCTCGCCATCGGGATCGGTGCCGTCGGCCAGTGGACTGATGTCGCCATCGGGCGAAGTGAAAAACCCCATCTTGCTGGCGCCCACCCGCGAGGCGATGATCGCCGCCTCGACGAAGCCGGTCAGATTCTTGGTCTCGGCCATGACCGCATGCAGCCACGGTATGCCGCGGGTCTGCTCCGGCCGCTCCGGAACGAAAACATGATGCAGGTTTTCCGCGGGGATCCGGTCATGGCGCCGGTAGGTGAATGTGCTGCTGGTCCCGCCAGGGTGCGCAGTCAGGATGTAGAACGCCACCGGCCGTCCATAGGGCGTCATCTCGACGCCCATGACCACCTGGTTGCCGTTGCTCAACCGGTCGTTGTTATATTCGATGTCCAGGCGGTCGGTGTCGAGCAGCTGCAGCGCATAGCCGTAATCGTTGACCGGTGAACCGATCACCTCGCGCACCAGGAACTCGCCGTCGCGCGCCAGCGATGCGACGTTGATCTGGTCGACATCGATCATCGACAGCTTGCCGGTCACGTCGCACACGCCGCGCCCGCAGAAGTCGGACCATGCCTGCTTGATCGCGATGGCCGCCTGCACGTCGAGCTTGCCATCGTTGAACCGTGGCTTGGCGTTGAACGAAAACCCGTTCGGCCCGACCACGTGCGTCTTGACCAGGTTCAGGAAGCGCTTGCCGATGAAGCTGTTCACCGTCAGGTCGCGACTGAAGGCGCGCATCGGCAACAGCGAGCGCTTCAGGTCGTAGTCCATCGACGTGTTGGTGCGCGACCAGGACGCCAGGGTGTTCATCACCGTCGTCTGCGTCACGTTGAAGCCGCGCTTTTGCACCAGCAGCGGCTTCGGCCGGTACCCCAGATAATCCGCCACCCGATCGCGCAGTTTCATCGGATCTCCGCTCCCTCTATGCCCACCTCGCCGGCCACTGCCTCGGCCGCCGCCAGCCGGCGAAAACCCTCGATGTTCATGATCAGGTCGACCCGGTCCCTGATCTGCAGGGCGAACGGCCCGCATTGCACGGTGAACGGCAACGGCCGCGCCGCATTGGCCGCCTGCTGCAGCTCGGCCAGGACAGCGGTCACCGAGCCGGTGGTCATTCGTGCGTCCTGGCGCATCCGGGCGCGTCCTGGCGCATCATCCGGGCGCGTTCCTGGCGTCCTGGGGACCACTTGCGACCGGCAAATTTACCGTTAGCTTTGGCGTGTGCCATGTTCCATTGGTGACTGGCCCACTCCAGATTTCGAAAATCATTGTTGGATTTGTTCAGGTCTTTGTGATTGATTTCAGGGAGTGTCGATTTGGGCAGGAAATGCTCGGCCACAATCCGATGGACTTTGCAAGTAGTGACTTTGCCGAAAACACTCAAGTTGACCAGGGCATACCCATCTTTATCAAGGTTCAATGCCCGAATTTTGCCGCGCCTGATGGCAGGCCCGCCCCAGCGGTGCTTCACCATGCGGTCGTGACTGCGCACACGACCAAAAGAACTGATGTCGTATAAACCTTCAAAACCAACGATTGGCTTCCACTCTTCCACTATTTCCACCCCATCACCCAGCCGCCGGCGCCGCGCCGCATCCTGGCCGCTGGCGGCTGCTGCTGTTGGCGCTGCTGAATGATCGCCGCCGGCATTTCCGGCAGCGGCTCGGGCTTGGCCACGGTCGCCACCGGCAGCGCCTTGCGCCGTTTATACGGCGCCCAGTCGCGAATATTGAGTGACGTCAGCACCGCATAGGCGTACACGCGGCAGTCCCAGGGCTCGTTATGGCCGCCTTCGATGCGCCTTTGCCACTCGCGCACCGGAAAGCCCTTGCTCCAGCGCGTCACGCAGATCTCCGAGGCCAGGCCGTCGAAATAATGCTGCGGCCGGCCCTTCGGAAAATGACAGTAACCCGGGCCGATGCTGGCCAGCTTCAGCCGCGCCCGGATGATTTCCTTGGCCGAGTCCACACCCAGCGCGTAGACCTTGCCGCCGTGCTTGCCGCGCCCGGCTGCCCGCTTCGGCCAGATCGGCCGCGCCCCGGCATAGCCCTTGATCGCGTACACCCGCCAGGCCTTGTACTTGCGCGCAAACTCGTACACCTTCTGCGTGTAGTGGCCACCGCTGTCGATGGCCGTGGCGTCGGGATTGTTGTCCTTCAGCCAGCGCCGGATGTCATCCCAGAAGCCGGCCGTCGACGGGTCGCCGTGGATCACGTCATAGCGCAGGCTCCAACTCTCCTCGCCTTCACCCCAGCCGACGAGCTCCATCTCCGCTCGATCGTCCTGGATGTCGATGCCGGCAGTACGCAACAGCACCCCGGCCGGCTCGCCATCCCAGTCCTCGAGCCGCTCCGCCACCAGCTCCGAATCCACCGTCTCACCGGCCATCTCGTACGATTCGCCCAGCGTGGTATTGATCCAGGCCTTGACCCGCTCCGGGTTGCGCGAGTGCTTCGCGTCCAGGAACTCCTGCGCCATCATGGCCAGGTCGGACCACGGGCTGTACAGCTCATTGAGATGAAAACTGGCCTTACCCTTGCACGGCTTGCTCGCCTTCCACTGCCCCGCCTTCACCGCCATATGGCGCTCACCTTCGCTCCATTGCCCGCCACAACCGTCGCAGTAGTAATGCGCGGTGTTGGCGTTGCCGGCGTCCCACTTGACGTTCTTCCACTGCAATGTCTGCTCGAGGCCGCACTGCGCGCAGGGCACATAGAAATAACGCTGGTCACCCTCTTCGAATGCGTTGTCGATGCGGCTGAAACCCTTGATGCTCGGGGTCGAGGTCAGCACATGCTTGCGGTTCCAGTAATTCTTGGTCCGCGCCTTACCCAAGGTCACCGGATCGCCCTCGGCGCCGGCGGAGGGCGGATAGCGGTCGACTTCGTCGAAAAACGTGATCCGTACCGGCCGGCTGGACAGCGATGCCGGACTGTTGGCCCCAGCCAGCGTCAGATGGCCGCCGAGGAACAGCTTGTGCAGGATGGTGTCTTCCTTGTTGCCCTTGCGCACCAGTCCCCGCAGCGCCGGACTATCGCGAAACATCGGCGCAATCCGGTCCTTGCTGATCGCCTGCGCCAGCTCGAGCGTCGGCTCGATGAACAGCATCGGCGCCGGATCGTGCTGCGCGTAATAGCCGACCGCGTTGATCAGCAGCTCGGTTTTGCCCACCTGGGCCGACGTGCGCACACTAACCTCACTCATCTCCGGATCGCTGATCGCATCCATGATCCCGCGCTGATATTCCGCACGGGCCGTGTCCCACGCTCCCTCTTCAGCCGACGCTTCGCTCGACAGCCTGCGCTCGGCGTCGGCCCACTGGCTTACGGTCAGCTCCGGCGGCGGCTGCGCCGCCTGGAACACCCGCCGCAAGTCCGCGATGGATAGTTTCGGCAAATTCATTGGAGGCGATTTCTGAGAGAGCTTCATCGATATGCCTGCGCAAGATCCCTTCTACTTCCGTCATCCGCTCCCGCGGTGCAATCAGCGGCGCCACCTTTCGCGATAGCGCCCGCATCCGGTTGCGGAAGGCACTCACCGATCCGGCCATCGACTGGATCGCGTCCTCACGATTCACCACGTCGCCGCGCAGCACCGCCAGCTCGAGCTCAGCCTTGTGCAGCGCCGCCTGGTCGCGCTTCTCTTTGACGGTGTCGCCGCCGTCGACCGTGCGCGTCAGGCGCCAGGCGAAAACACGGCCCAGGTTGAACTCGTAACCGGTGGCGCCACGCGCCATCTTCTCAACCGGACAGCCCCAGTCGATCCACGTGCCGATGGTGTGCACCTCGAGGTCAAGCGCGTCGGCGAGAGCTTTCTTGTTCAGAATCAAAGCCATAACAATTAAAGGCTTATTCCGATCGTAGATAAGGGCATGGCTACTTATAACCGTGGTCGCATTTTGCGCTTCGTTTCGCCC